ACACTCTGCATTAGTAACATTAGTTGACCGTAAATCACGCTATCTGCTTTCGAAGCGAACGGCCAACGCAAAAGCTGACACTGTTAGAGACGTCATGATTGAGCTGCTTGGTGCCTTACCAGCTAACCGAGTAAGAACAGTGACTCCTGACCGTGGAAGGGAGTTTGCCCGGTACAGGGAGCTGGCAGAACGCCTGAATACAAAGGTCTTCTTTCCTGACCCACACGCGCCTCAACAACGAGGAACTAACGAAAACACCAACGGACTGATTAGAGAATACTTTCCCAAGAACACAGACCTAGACCTTCAGAGCGACCAGGAAATTGAGACTTACATTGAACAACTGAATAATCGACCACGCAAGGTCTTAGGCTGGAAGACGCCATCAGAAGTCTTCATGGGTAAAAAGTTGCACTTGAGTTGACAATTCGTCCCCAATAAAAGCCCCAAGCCGTTTGGCTTCTACCAATTGCTCGGGGAAATAAACACTATTTCAGATCTATCTTGATTGACTTGTCATTCCAAAATGATGGCTGATATTGAAGCTGTAATGACTTAGCATCTGTTTTTGCTTGTCCTACAAGATTACCCGTAACTGTAGCACCTTTATCTAAAGAGCCTGAATGAAGAGTATCTTCAACATTTGTGGTAATCTCGCTGAAATCGGTTTTGTTACCATCGGCATTTAATTTGAAAAAGAAGGGGTTATAATCTTGTGACTTGTCGGTGTTGTTTGTGATTGTGATATTTGCGATTACATATTGCTTACCTGAATCTGGAGTGTTAATGTCATCGCCTTGGTCGAATTTGACATTATTTACCTTAATTTCATAGCCTTTATAGCTTGCAACTTCACCTACTTTATACACTTTATCTTCCGGTTCCGAAGATGAGGCTGTACTTGAAGATGATTTATCCGTTTTGCTAACTGCGGTTTTTTCCGTGGATTCGCTGCTTGATTTTCCCTTATTATTGAGGCCGCCGCCAATCGCTGCTACCACAATAATAACTAATATCCAAAACCAAACGCGCTTGTAAAAAGGCTTCTTTACCTTATACTGCTTGCCGTCAGCACCCATTCCCTTTTTTGCCATTTTGTTTTCCTCCAAAATATTCAGCTTTTATAGTCGTCAGTATTTGGACTGATTTGTTCATTTTATCAAACCAAAAATAGAGACGTTCAAAAGTCACTTTTTGGCCAAATCTGAATACGTGATAAACCAAGAACCCAATGCACTTTTAGCCTTTTTTATTTTTGCGGTTAAGATTTCGCCCTTATCAACCGAAATTCTGGGGTTCTCACTACTAATAAAATTAAGATGTTTCCCAGCCCAAATCGTATGGCCAAGTTCTCCATTTGGAATGACCTTTTCCGCTTTAAATTCAATCGTCTTACCATCGATATTCTTTCCCGAGTTAAGAGCTGCTTCGGCTGTGTTTGCAGTGTAGTCAGCTTTTTTGGCTGCATTACTTCCACAGGCAATCAATAAAATTGCCATCAACATAGTCATTATAAAAGCTATCGATTTCTTCCCCATAAACGTAACCCTCCCAAAATATTCCGCTTTTATAGTCTTCAGTATTTGGGCTGATCTTATTTAACAGTTGGCAAATCGTTTCGCTGCCAATATTTCGTGGCAAAGGCGGAAACATTTCCATCTGAGAAGCCTTTCAAATTCAATTCGTTTAGTTTTGATCCTTCTAGGTCGGCTGTCATCGCTTTTAGCTGGCGTGTGTTACCTCCGGTGTTTTCGTATGGATAAGTAACCATGACAGCTATATTTGCAAAGCTGTTGCCCTTGGATTTTTTGAACGCCTTCCAAACTGACGCAATATCCTCATGCATTAATTTAACCGCTGATTTGTCGTCCCAACCGCTGTCCTCTTTAACCGTTACGAGAACGGTTTTTGATTTGGGGTCATCATAGACGCCTCCGACGTTGGTAACCTTTAGATCCGGTTCATAATGTTTCAGCATCGCCTTTACCGATTTGTCACTGTTCAATTTATATGTTTTTGTAGACGGAGCAGGGGGCTCAGAGAATAAATAACTAGTACAGCTAATCGCACCCTTAGCTAGAATTACGATTGCTACTATAAGAAGCCAAAACTTCCAGTTTTTCCAAAAAGGCTTTTTAATCTCTCGATGAGATTTCCTAGTTTCGTGTTCCATTTTTAATCCTCCAAAAAGTCTAGCCCGTACCGTCTTTCGTGTCTTAGCAAGTAATTAATTACTTGTAAAATTCCTTTATTGCTTCTAAAGCAGTGTCTTCCATTGGTGTGGGAATGTCAAAAGCTTGCATAAATTGGTTCAAATTAGCATCTTCTTGATCAACATCTGCAAAATACAAAGGGACAAGTATATGGATTCCTCCTATGTTAGCTTCACCCTCAATGCTGTTCTTTGAAGCCGAATAAAAGTATAAGCAAGCTGGGTCTTGATGCAGAACGTGCATTATTTCGTGCGCAGCCTGATAAGGCAATTGTTTCGGCTTATGCCAGTTCATGTTAACCGCAATCCAGCGTGTTTCAGGATTAGAAACTGACGGAGTGTATGGCTTCAGTTTGTATGTCAGCTCAGCTCCGACTCCACGGTCAAAGCCATAGTTTAAAACCTCTCTCAGCATGTCGCTGGTAAATTCAGTCATCATGTTTGCCACCTCGAAGAAGTCTCTTGATTATCTCAAGATCTTCAGGCGGAATGGGACGTCCTTCAAAGGTCATGATGGTATCATTTTTGGGGTCGGCAATGTCAACCTCTGAAGGGGTTTTATCGGTTGTCGAGTCATTACCAAGTAAATAGTCTATCGACACATCGTAGAGAACGGACAGTTTTTTAAGCATTTTAGATGAAGGCTTTCTCTTGTTCGTTTCCCACATGCCAACTGTACTAGCGGCAATGCCGAGAGTTTTGGCTAACTCCGCTTGGCTCTGGTGCTTTTTTTCTCGAAGTAAAGATATTCGTTGGCCCGTATTCATTAGTTCTCACCACCTGTGTATATTGATTTTACCATCACTATTAGTGATACAAATTAAATTTCAAAAAAACTCACATTAAGTGTTGACACTCACATTTAGTGACTGTATTATATTCACATAGAGTGAAGGAGGCGATCAAATGAATCCCATCAGAAAAGCTCGAATGAAGAAAAAAATGACTCAAGAGGAGGCCGCCAAATCCATTGGCATTAGTTACTCTATGTACGCGAAGATCGAAAACGGCAATCGTGGAGCGTCTCAGAAGACAATGAAACGCATGGCTGATTTCTTTGGAGAAAGCGTTGATGCTCTTTTTTTTGAGGATTTTGTTCACATTTAGTGAACAAAATCCCGCCCAGCGATAGGAGGCAGTCAAATGAACGAAGAACTCAAACAGCACGCATTGCGCATTGCAGAAATATTACAAGAACAAGGAAATCCATACCAGCGAATTGAAATTGACGCTGATGGCATTAAAAAGATCTCTACTGATTGGTCGGAACCAGCAGAGACCTCCAAAAACCCGTCAAAGCTGATCATTAAAGGACATCCATACGCAATGATCAATGTGACCAGAAATAACGAGTTAATTGCTTCGATAAGCGCATCAGATTGCATTACCGCCAAAGGATTCTTCGTACACTTTGTTGATAACGAGAAAGATGCACGTTTTACAAGCGATGATTAATCAAGGTTGTTGTTAGTGGTGCTGTCTGGCTTAGATGCTGGAGTTTTTAAGCCATGCAGGTTTCTAACGGTGTAGTTTTTATACTCGCCATTCTGTATGGCCTGTACAAACTGAGAACGATTCATGTTCTTTCCGGTGAAGTTGTCATGAAACTTCTCATTACGCCCTGACTTGTTTTCGCTTGTAACGCTGACTCGTTTTGGTATTTTAATCACCTCCCTTCGATGCAATTATCGTACTCGGCGGGAGGCAATCACACATTATTCAGTTTTCAAGTTAAGGAGGTGAGTCAAATGGAACGCGAAGCAATGATTGATTTTTTGACCCGCATCTACCCAGAGGTTCCGGCCTTTGCATTCGAACAAATGCCTGACGAGCAGTTGAAGGGCCACGTTGACGAATGGCTAGCTGAAGACGCTGATCAACTTGCTATGGGTTAATCATAGCCTTCTCTAGCATGAATCAATATCCACCAATATTTCATCTTTTAAAGGAAGTGGAACGTATGAAAGCAACAATTAGTAGCCCTTTGAATAGGTTCGCTACTAGAACCAACACGCCACAGAAGGTGATCGCTTATGCAGCAAAATTAGGGCGCTCAACGATCAACAACTATTTTCATGGAACCCCCATTAGAGCAAATGAGGCTACTGACATTGCCAATTCGATGAATGACAGCGAACTAAGCTATGAAATGGCTAACTTGTTTCTAGGAATTCCTAAGCTGTTTAGCGGTGACGGAATATACCACGATTTACGCGGGCTTTTATTCACCGATAAACGAGAAGAAGACGAGGAGAAAGCTTCTTTCATCAAGCACGACATTGAGGGCCTTGCTAATGACCCCAACTTTACACGCGATGACGCTAAAAACTTGAAAGCATACGCATTCGAAAAAATGGATAGCACAGTCGCAGATCTAACCGAGCTGAATGCCATTTGTGAAATGCTAGGCATCTCAATTATGGATCTTTTCAGCGAAAGGCTCCCACATTATCAGAAACTTCATTATATGAGGAAGGAAGAGCAGGCATGGAACAAGGATTCACACTGATCGATCCCACTAAGCCGCAAAGGACACGTAAGCCCTTTAAGCCCAAAGTTTATTGGACGCCAAAAGATGTCATGGCACACTATCAGGTTTCTGCCGCGACAGTGAGCCGTTGGAAGAAGCGTGGTGCTCCATTCGTTGGGCCAGGTAAAACACAGCGAGTTGAGCCTGAGAAGATGGAGCGTTGGTTTGCACGACAATAGGAGGACTAACAAATGTTAGAAGCGATCATGTCAGTGCTGTTCGACCCAACATCAGCCTTTTGGAAGTATCTTCTTGTAGCTATGGCTGGCATCATGATCGGTGCCACAGCAGTAGGAGGTTGGAAACAATGGACACGATAAAAAGAGCACAAAAAAATCCCGTAGCGCCAACTACGGGAAGTCAACAATATTGCAGATATTATTATATCTCAAGTTTATCACGGAAGGCGGTTGATGACCATGCTTGATTACAACACAGCGGTTCTGAATGAATATCAACGGCGAGAACGACTTGAAGATAAAGTCATTGCCGATTGGGAGTCCTATCACGGTACCGTCTTGCCCAAAGATATGGATATCGAACAAGCGGAGGAGTTCTTGGCCACCGCCGATGAATATGAAGTTGATACAAAGAAACCTTGGCTCTATCAAAGCTGTGCTGCATCGCGTTATGAGGGCGCCTTTAACAAAGACAAAGCGAAGGAATACTTGAAAGATTGGATCAACATTCACGGCCCTGAGCGATTCTTAAAAGACGCTGCTAGTTCTACGTATCCGAAAACAGAACTGGTTGAGATTTTCTTCGGCGGTGACAGCTTAGACGTTATTGATTTCATGAAGAATCAAGGATTTCAGGAATGGAAATAGGAGGAGTAGCATATGACGACACAATATGACCTAAAAAAAATGCCAGTTAAGAAACTGATTGAGACGCAGACGATTAAGAATAAGTTTGCAGCGCTTCTGGACAAACGGGCACCACAGTTTCTTTCATCAATTGCCAGCGCGGTAAGCCTTAATCCAAGCTTAGCCAGAGTTGATCAGTTAAGTGTTATCAACTCGGCCCTGGTAGCAGCAACGCTCGATCTTCCGGTTAACCCGAGCTTGGGTTTTGTCTACATCGTTCCATACAAGAACCAGGCGCAGCCACAGATTGGTTATAAAGGCTATATCCAATTAGCTCAACGATCAGGACGGTATCAGCGCCTGACTGCTTTACCAATTTATGAAGATGAGTTCAAGAGCTGGAACCCACTAACGGAGGAACTTGAGTACACGCCGAACTTCCACGATCGCAAAGCAAGCGAAAAACCGGTTGGCTATGCCGCATCGTTCAAACTGACTAACGGTTTTGAAAAGATGGTCTATTGGACTTATCAGCAAGTCGATGATCATCGCAAGCGTTTCAGCAAATCTGGTGGTAGCGCGGAGCCCAAGGGCGTTTGGAAAGACAACTACGAGGCTATGGCCCTGAAGACGGTAATCAAATCGCTGCTGACTAAGTGGGGTCCAATGACAACCGACATGCAAAGCGCGGTCAGTGCCGATGAAAAACCAGTCGAGGCTGATCCAGAACTGAAGGATGTTACCCCCGAAGATCCTAACTCGATCGAGGATGCACTTAACGCTCCCGCTGAACCCGTCACAAAATCGGAGGTGAAGCCAGATGCTCTTAAGCCAGACATTACCCACGACCCAAATGCAGGAAAACAACCAGAAATCTTTGACGGTCAACAAGGATAATTATTACTCGCTGGATACCAGTTTCAAATATCAGTCTGCTACCTGGTTTAAGAAGTTTCTGACATGCGAAGCAGAAGCGATGGCCGAGTTGCAAGGTAAATGGACACCAAGAGGCGATCCGACTGCCTTGCTGGTTGGAAACTATCTACACAGCTATTTTGAATCCAAGCAAGCTCATGAGTCTTTTATCAAAGGACACCCAGAGATTTTCTCAACTCGTGGATCATCAAAAGGACAACTGAAAGCTCCCTATAAACAAGCTGATGCGATGATTGCCATGCTTGAAGCTGATGACAATGTTCAACGACTTTATCAGGGTGAAAAAGAAGAGATCCTTACCGGTGATCTGTTTGGGGTCGAGTGGATGGGCAAGCTGGACTGCTTCGACTCCACAAAGTCATTCTTTTTGGATCTGAAGACCACACAGTCGCTTCACAAGAAGTATTGGAAACCGGGAGAACGTCAACCAACCAGTTTCGTTGATGCCTATAACTATCAGCTTCAGATGGCGGTTTATCAGGAGCTTATTTACCAAAATTACGGAACGCGACCACGAGCATTCATCATTGCCGTGACCAAGGAAGATGTACCCGACCATGCCGTCATCGAAGTGCCACAGTACCGTATGGACGAGGCACTGGAAGAGATCCATGACAGCACCGAACACGTTGAGGCGGTTAAATCCGGTCAGGTGCGGCCACATCGATGTGAGAAGTGTGACTACTGTCGCGCTACCAAGAAAGTTGCCACGATCATCAGCATGGACGAGTTAATCGACTAAGGAGGTGATCGCTTGGCAAGACCAGTAAAAGAAGGACTTGATTACTTTCCATTCGATGTTGATTTTGCAACGAACGAAAAGACAGAGGCAATTACCGGTGAATTTGGACCAAAGGGTGTTTTGATTTTCATTTATCTGCTCGCGGCGATCTACCGCAAAGGCTATTACCTCGAGTGGACCGAGCTAGCTAAAAACCAGCTTGTCAATCGTGTCAGTGGTGCGACTGGTGAGTTGGTGGGGCTAGTGGTCAAACGTCTGACTGAGTATGGGACTTTCAATAAAGACCTGTTCCTGTCGGACAACGTTTTGACCAGTCAGCGCATCCAAGAAACGTTCACTGATGCCACCAAAAGACGAAAATCGCAAAAACCAACATTGTATTGGATTAATGCAGACAATAACTCCAGTTCAAACGGGGTTAATGCTGACATTAATACACAAAGTAAAGTAAAGGAAAGTAAAGTAAATAAAACTAAACGACAACAGACTACTGCTCCAGTAAAGGCAGCAGAGAGGCCTACTGAAGAACCGTCATCGTCGTCATCATCAATTCTTGATATTTGCAATTTCTGGGAAGGCAACGGGTTTGGACAACTATCACCGTTCACCAGAGAAAGCCTTGTTGATTGGGTTGACGACATGCGAAAAGCAGGATCGCCTGAACCTGAGAAGCTAGTTCTAAATGCGCTACGGACTGCAGTTGAAAGCAATGTCAGAAACTACAAGTACGTCAATGGCATCTTGAAAAACTGGGAGAGCAAGCGTCTTCTCACGGTTGCTGCTGTCGAAGCAAACGATAGTGAACGCCAGTCAAACCGAACGCCGCACACCGAACCAAAAAAGGAGAACTGGGGATATGGAGTCGACTAAAGGCTTATTCACACATGCGGACGTGCAAAAAATCATTGAGAAGCGTGGAATTGACGTTAATACGCTGCCAACTCAGGCCGAGATCGAACACCGCTTCTACGAACGCTCTATGGCCGCTTTGAACCGTAAAAAGGCACGTGCAATTTATCGCTACTCAGTCTTCCCCGGAAACGTTCCGGCTAAGTTTACGTTCGAAAAATGGCAGCCTGAAATGCAGACGGATTTGCAGAAATCAAGAGATCTGGGAAATAGGGCATACAAGTTGGCAAAACAAATGCAAGAAACGCCTGAAAACGTGATTTTATTTGGCCCTCGTGGAACAGGAAAGACATCACTTGCTTTGGCGATGCTGACGAGTCTACGAGATGAAGGCCAGTCAGGGGTGTTTATTTCAACAGCAGAGCTGAGCAACCTAATGAGCTTGCAATACGATGCACCAGACGTTCGCCAGCGTTTAGCGGGCATTGAGCGGGCAATGAAAGAGGCTGACGTGCTGTTGTTGGACGACTTCGGGACAGAAGGTGGTATGAAGCTAGACATCAAGCCCGTAAGACGTGACATGCAGGAACTGATGTACCGAGTTGCGAATGCCCGTCTTGATTTTGAGAGCAACAGTCCTCGTCTATCAACAATTGTCACAACGAACAACGAGATGAGCGAGCTTGAGCACATGTACAACAGCAAACTCATCAGTCGAATTATTCCAAAATCAAAAGACTGCACATTAAATTTTGAAAAGTTAACGGACGTAAGGGGGAAAAGATCGTGACAGCAGAAGAAATGACAAATAGAGCTTTGCAGCATTTGGACAAGCATTTGCGGGCCTACGAAGCGTCCTTGAATCAAACGATAGCTGACATTGAAAGCGATTATGATCAAGGCTACCTAGACGTTACCGAAGCACAGTGGCAAGACATCATCGTACTTTTAGGCGCTGTTATTCACGCTGATACGCGCATGATTTGCGAAGCGTCAGAGAGTATCTGTGCTGACGGTGGCGTATCGGGGAGCTTGCTGCGTTTATTGTGGCTAGCTAAGCATTTCGCAACACTAGATTTTTCAATGAAACCGAGCATTAAACAGGAGGCATTCTAAATGCAAGCAATTAAATCAACAGTGAACGTCGGTGATCTGGTTGTGGTGCCTGATCGAGTATTCATGGGCGTGCGTGATCTCGGTGGTGTGGCACGAATCATCAGGGTTGAACGATACAACGCCAGAGGTGCAAGCCAAGACATCAACAAGCCGGTTATTTTTGATGGCAACGCGTCTAAAGAGCTAATCACAACGGTTGAGATGGTTGACGGCAAGCAACGTCAATACTATCTGAAGGACGTGAAGCCGGCGTGAACAGGATCATTATTCCATTGCCCCTCATGACTCTTAACCAGTACATCAAGGTTGAACGAGGCAACATGTTCGGCGGAGCAAAAGTCAAGAAACAAGCAACGGAAACGGTAATGCTGGCTGTGAGAAAAGCGATGAATCAGGGCGTGAAATTTCAATGGGGAAAACCCCTAAGTTTCGACTGGTATTGGTATGACAAGCGAACAGACCCGGACAACATCGCGTTTCAGCACAAGTTTATCTTCGACGGCATGCAAAAGGCTAAATTTTTAGAAAACGACAACTGGGATCACATTGTAGAACTGCGAGATCGGTTCTTTATTGACAAAGCTAACCCGAGAGTTGAAGTCGAAGAGATCGATTAAGGAGAAAAAAATCATGAATAAAAAATTGACATTTACAGTAACTGTTTTAGCAGGGCTTATGTTTGGGGCTGGTGCAACCACCATTGCCGACAATGTTTGGCAAGGCCACCAGAACATCGTGGAGACCAAAAACAATATCGACAAGCTGATGGCTAAGATCAACGCTTCACAATCTAGCTTGTCCGATTTGCAACATCAGTTGTCTGACGCGCGGTCACAGTATGCGTCCCTAAAACAGCAATACGACAACGACATGGAAAGCAAAGATGCCCAGATTCAGCAAAAGATTGTTGAAGGCCAGCGAGCGGTTGCCCAGAAACAGGCTGAGGTCGATGCTAAGCAGCAGACCATCAATTACCTTACATCACAGTTAGAAGCCGCCAAACAGGCAAACAATGACTTATCACAGGCCATCAAAGACGCGCAGAGCATCAGGGACTATTCAGATCAGGCTGTGAAGTCAGTCAGCGCGAAATGAGAGGCATACAAATGAAAACAGGAGACGACACGTTCGATGACATCTACGTCAGCAAAGACACTGGCAAGGTCGTAGGCGTCATGTATGAAGGTGTGGACTACAAACTGGTGCCAATCAAACAGGAGGTAGAAAAATGAGCGAAGGAAAACTGTACGCGATAAAGAACGATGAAGGTGAATGGGCAGATTCACACTACACTTTTGGGCCCGGCGCATGGGCAACACCAGACAAAGCCAAGCGTGAAGAAGATGCAAAAAATCATGGTGGCCACGTTGTCACGTTGATTGAGGTGCCAGAAAAAGTGGTCATCAGTAAAACAAACGCTTTGCGTCAGGGCTGGCTAGTTGCTCGTTATGGCCGGTACAATCCTGATGCGGTTTCTGACATTCTCGCAAGGTATAAAGATGAGGCGTGGGACATGATTGAGGCTTACGTAAACGGCTACACCGTGGCAAAGGAGAAGAAATATCTGGTCTACAAAGTGCTTGGCGGCAAGCAGAAAAACAAGCACGAGCAAGTTGCTCAAGCATACCGATCAAATCTTTTCTTCGATACGATCATTTGGCTAATTAAGGAACACAAAATCATGAGCAGTGATACCTCTGATCAGTTCACCGAAGCAGAGATCGAACATTACGACCTGCAAGACTGCGAAAAAGAAGAGGTGACTGACGATGATGATTAAGCTAGACAACGGGAATTTGCTCAATCTATCAGCGGTATCGTATATCTCAAATACCGAAATGCTGGCTTATTTCAAACAGCCGGTTATCAAAAATGAAAATAACTTTCAAACAGAAGAATGCTTTGGCGTTGGTGTAACAGAAGCCGACATTGAGCGAATTGCAGCGAGTGCCACGAACAGGAAGGTGACTGACGATGATGATTAAGCTAGACAGCGGTGACTATGTAAACACGGATTATATTGAACGATTGTGGATGATTAATGAGCATGACGGCTTCATCAGGTTTGATAACTCTCCAGACGTCCCTATCAGTGAAAAAGATCGTGGTCTTATTCTAAAGGACATGAATCCAAAGATCATGCTTACTTTAGGTGAATCTGGGATACTTGAGCCGACTATTTATCATGAAGGCGGAATAGATTATGCTGCCATGGCATTTTCACCATTAATTAATGGCCAAGAGGTGACTGACGATGTGGAGGCGCGAGATGAAGGCTGATTTATATGTCGATAAGCCGAAGCGCTACGTCCTGCCAATGCCATACGGAGCGGACGACGATGACCCAGATGACAGCCATTACGCGGTGGTAAATAGAGAATATCATGCGGGGCCCGCGTGGCATCAGGGACCTTGCGTTTCATTTAAGGAAGCACGGGAGCACTACTCTGTCACCCAGTCGGACATCGACGCCGCGCCTGATTGGGTCAAGACGATCATACCTGTGGAGGTGACTGACGATGAGCAATGAGACGAAGCGGGACGTGTTGGAGAAACTAACAGAATGCTACGCCGAGGTTTATGACGCATACACCGATGAAACAGGAAGCCCATACTACTGTGACGATGAGCCAAATTATCTTGATGAATATGCTGCTGCGTTGCCAGATGATCTGCCGGTGATCCCGAAAGTCCAAAGCGATTGGATAAAGCAATGTAAAGCAAATGATGATTCCTTGTCTTTTGCGCTGGGCGATGAGACTACACCAATCGAAGTTGCTAAAACTTTTCGTGTTTGGGGCGGATACACTGATAAAAATAAAGATAGATGGCTCAAGCTGCAAGACACCTTTGCCCGTGCATGGGTGCTAGGTGCCTGGCGCGTTGAGGAAACCGGCGAAATCGTGAAATTGGAGGCGGAGAAATGAACTTTCCTAAGACTAGATACTTTAAGGCAACTGGAAATTTCAAGGCAGAAGGTCGCATTTATCTTAAAGACCCTAGATTGCAATAATAAAGTTACCACCTAGAAAGAGGCTTGCTCACTGCTTGAACTGGGGTTTGCCAACGGAGACATTTTCTAGGTTTGTTATTGATAAGCGCTGTGGCTTGTTGAATATCGGTCTCTGAAACCTGATCAAACTGTGTTCCCTTCGGGAAATAGTAGCGAAGTTCTCGATTGAACCGTTCATTTGTGCCCCGTTCATTCGGGTGATAGGCGTGGCAAAAGTAAACCGGTATCCGATAGCGCTTTGTAAGCGCCTGATCGCAGGAAAACTCTTTACCGTGATCAACCGTCACTGATCGAACCGGACCCGGAAAGTCCACCATCAGTCTTGCAAATCCCTTGAGAACAGCATTTTGTGATAAGTTTTCAAGCTTAGTTGTCGCCATTAAACGTGTCACCCGATCGACAATGGTCAAAACAGCAGCCTTTGACCCGCGACCACCGCGAACTGTATCCATCTCTAAATGTCCTTTTTCGGTTCGCCGGTTAGCTGACTCACTGCGAATCTCAATTGAGGTGCCTACTGCTTGGTTATAGCGCGACCGAAGGTCTTGTCTTCTTTTATGACGTTTACCGTGATCAAAGAGTTGGCTTGGCTGAAAATCGACTTGTCTTTGATAAATCCAGTGGTAAATCGTGTGTGGCGCACAGTGAACGGCATAACCGACCATTTCAGGGGACCAACCTAGGTTTAGCTTCTCAGTTACCATCCGCTTCAACTTAGGCGTTAAAATCGAGTGCCGACCACAACGATGCCGACAAGTATCGGCATGATCCTGAGCTATAATGGCGCAGTAATCACCTTCAGGGCAACGGTGAAGCTCATGCCTAATAGAAATACGAGAGCGGCCTAAGGTCGCGGCGATGTATTGAATCGTGTGGTGTTGCATCAGTTCTATCTGAGATCGTTCAATTAAGGTTATAATGGCCATGGGACCTGTCCTTCTCTCTAGATGGTATGTTATGCAAACACCATTTTAGCAAGAACGGACAGGTCTTTTTTCACATTTTCTGGGTGGTAACTTTAATTATGCAATCTAGGATTGTCAGTGCTTCTCCCAATAAGGCTTTGATTCAAGCGTCACTTGATGAATTAGAGCATCACCTTAAAGAAGGCATCAAACCAACTCTTCACTCTGATCAAGGGTGGCAATATCAAATGGTGGACTACCAGCAACGTCTCAAGGCTATGAACATTACACAGAGCATGTCTCGTAAAGGTAACTGTCACGATAATGCGCCCATCGAAAGCTTCCTCAACCTCCTAAAACGTGAGTGCTTGAATCGGTATCAGATCAACACGCTCTCAGATCTGCGCAAGCTGGTGAACGGTTACGTGGATTGGTTTAACAATGTCAGAATTTCGAGAAACAAAAATGGCTTGACCCCAGTTGAGTACCGGGAACAAGCCATGATTGCTTAATTCAAAATCTAAATTGTCTAACTTTTCTATTGCACTTCAATTAAAATGGTCTTTTTTGCAAACCCACTTTTTTAAACAGCTAATCTTTTCCCTCTTAATAAACTATTTGAAACGAACAAAAATGGAAACTCTTTGTTTCCTAAAACTATTGCAGCCGGACTGGATTGAAGTCAATATTTGAGACAGATTTTAAGAGACATTCAGAACCGCGTTTACCTTCCACAGCTCAAATAAATCATTAATCGCGATTAATAACTTATTTGAACCCTGGAAAGCATTAAATCAGGCGGCCATTTGGCTCGTAAGTGTTGCAATTTCAACTTGTAAGGGGGTCTGGTAGCCCAGTGAACTATGAATTCTCTTCCTATTATAGAAAGCATGCACATATTCAAAAAGGACGGCAGCGGCAGTTTCATAATCTTCAAAGACCGGCACTGGATAAACACATTCCTTTTTGAGGGAAGCGTGAAAGGATTCCATTGGCGCATTATCATACGGACAACCCTTACGGCTGTATGAGTGGCGGATATGTAGTTCAGTTAAACGTTGATTGTAATCATCGCTGGTATACTGTGATCCTAAATCCGTATGGATAATCAGGTCCCCAGTAACGGTTCGATTTTTAACCGCGCTTTCAAGGGTCTTTAAGACTAAATCAGTATCCATCTTTTTTGAGAACGAATAGCCGATAATCCGTCGTGAGTGCAGGTCCATGATGGTTGATAAGTAACACCAGCCATTACGCTTCGTTTGAATATAGGTCATATCAGCGGTCCATTTTTGATTTAAACCAGTGGTCGAGAAATCCTGCTTAAGCAAGTTGGGACGCTGTTCAACCTTGGTTTTGGAAGCCGAAGCCGCTTTCCACTTATTGACGGTAACGGAGTGGATATCCAGTTTCTTCATGAGCCGGGAAATCCGTCGTGGACTGCACCGAANCTGCAGTGGTTGAAGTTCCAGATTCAATTCATGGTGGATCTTCATAACACCGTATCGCTGCTTAAATTCCGCAAAGATCCGCAGAATCCGTTGTTTCAAGTCCGCATCTTCGGCCCGGCGTTTTGAAGGTTTGGGGGATCGATAACGATAATACTGAGCTCTGGAAACACCGAGGATTCGGCACATCTTGGTTACCTGGTGGTGATGGCTTTCTTGGTGAATGTAATCAAAGATATTGGTTACTTCTGCGCAAGGAAGTCCAGGGCTTTTTTTAGGATTTCGTTCTCCTCAGACAGCGAAGCCAGTCGCTTTTCCATCGCTTTGATTTCGTCTGGCGATTTACCGGATTGAGTTTTGGCCTGGCCCTGGATCCACTTATGAACTGTTGAATAGCCAATGCCATATTCTCTGGCCAGTTGGGCAGCTGATTCGCCTTGCTTATATAGGTTGATAATGTTTTGTTTGAATTCTTTGTCGTAACGAGTTGGCATGTAAAAATTCCTTCCTTTTGAGAGATGATTTATTCATTATACCCTCTCTTAAAAGTTGTCTCAGGAATCAGCTTACATCCAACAAGATTAAACGCTGATAAAAGATCTGATAATGCGTGAATTTAAGTGACAACCATACGCATTCGGCAGAACCGGACAATTTTTGTCCGGACCATTGACATTCTTGCCAATTGCCAGTGCAAAGGCAGCAAGAAAACGTGTGCATAGCTACATCTGGTATGGTGTTGGTGCAAGTAGCCAGTTGGGATTAGAAGCACTTGATCGTTATATGCCTCGTATCAAAGCGCAGACACCAAAGGGAAGCATCGTTGCTTTGGACTACGAAGATGGTGCTTCTGGCAATATGGCAGCTAATACGGATGCCATTTTAGCTGGCATGCGGCGCATTCGTTCAGAAGGCTACACGCCCATGTATTACAGTTACAAGCCATATACATTGGCACACGTCGATTATCAGCGTATTCTGAAAGAATTTCCTAACAGCCTTTGGATAGCTGCTTACCGTGATTATCTGCCAACTACCAAACCTGACTACGGTTATTTTCCAAGTATGGATGGGGTAGCTATTTGGCAGTACACGAGTGCATTTGGGTTGTCACAAGGCCTCGATGGTAACATTGATCTGCTTGGTGTCGCCGATAATGGATACTCGAAGCAGCCAGTAACACCTATCACCCCAGCACCAAGCAAACCAGCGCAATCAACCGCAGCCACTGATACCGATTATGCGCAAACTGGTGTTTTCAAGCCTTCCACGACTGTTAACATCCGCACTGGTGCCGGCACCGGCTATGCATCCGTTGGTAGCTATGCACCCGGTGAAAGTGTGATTTATGATCACGTGTATATCCGTGGCACATATGTTCGGGCGCGTTATCTCAGCTACTCAGGCAGGTATCATTATGTTGCCTTGGGCGTAAATGGTGGTGAGAGCTATGGTTCGCGCAGTTCAAATGCGCAAACCTATTCGCACACGTATTATACAGTCCGCTCTGGTGACAGCTTCTGGAGCATTGCTAACAAGTACGGCATTAGCATGTACACGTTAGCCGTCAACAATGGCAAGTCAATCTACAGCCTGATCTATCCGGGCGAGAGCCTGTACATCAGGTAACAAAAAAGTCCTCTGCTCGCTAACGCGGGTGGAGGGCTTATTTTTGTTGCTTTGAAGCACGGGCATAATGCTGTAAAATAAGATACGTAAGCAACTAAATATTTTAGTCAGCCTGTAATACCTTGTCGTTCTGCCTCCCTTGCTCAGGGAGGCTTATTTTTGTGCACAGAGTTGACAGAATCGACTCAAAAAGGCAAAAGGTTTACATATGCCGGATTAGGTAACTTACTATGAGCAAATTGTTTGCATACCCAGCATAGCCATGCGATACTGACGGTCAAGGAGCAAAACTCCAATAGCTAGGAGTAAAAAGCTCCTTAGGAGTTGGCAAGCTAAGCTGCTACCCACCCCAAGAATAATCGCGCATACGGACTGTATACTGTTAGGAACCTGCCCCCCTCGGCGGGTCTTCCAGATAAAAGCAATTCCTTGCCAACTCCGCCCCATCCTATATGGATGGGGTTTGCGTTTTGATTGCTTTTGTGCGCTAAATTATCAGCCACAGCAAGGCCGTTGAAACACGATTTAATAACTTGCTTCTGGATGCTTCTAGATTTGTCAGTCAAAGGGGACAAAAAGGGGACAAGGATACCTCAAATGTTGATACATAGCTATCAGTTATGCCCGGTGGAGGCATTCTTTCTGGCAGATTGATTGATAAGCGCTCGCAAGGAGTTTGCCACATGAAAACAGTGTTGCTCGCAACGATCCATCACCCAAACATCTCCTTACCACAACTCAAACAAATCACTGCCGCAACCACCAAAATCTTTTCGGCTGTGTATGTCACGATTAGTACTGTGACTTCGCCTGAAATCACCCAGCTATTAACTGAAGAGACAGACTTTCACTGCCAAGTCATCACACCGCATGGCGCGGCCGATGCTAGGCGCAAGGTTCTTGATTTTTGTTTGCAGGATGTCGACTATCAGGCAAATTTGTTTTACTGCGATTTTGATAAGGTGTTGACGGCAATGCTGACCGCGCGGCAGACGTTGAAAATATTTGTCGCTCAGCTGCAGTTGACTGGCGGGTATTGCATTATTGGCCGAAATTCTGAAGTCATGGCGAGTTATCCTGCAACATGGCGAGAAACTGAAGCCATTACGAATAAAGCCGCGGCCGTATTTTTTGCCTTACCTAATCTGGATATCACGGCGGGATGTTGTGCCTTTAGCCAAAATGCCGCTAGATATATTGTTGCGAATTCGCATGAACGGTTGACAGATACAGAATGGCCGGTGATTTGTAAGGCGGCGGGGTTGCCAATTTTAGCGGTGCGTGTCGGCTTTTTACCATTTAATGAGCAGTTAAACGCTGGCCGCGATGATCATCATTGGCATGGTTATACAGCGCGGTTGGCGCTCGCACTGCAAGCTTTGCAGTCGCTGGAGCAAGGTGACGTGATGGTACACAAAAACTTGCCGGTCAAATCTGCACAAATAGGCTGGCCATTCAATCTTAAAGGCTAACTAGAAGAGCTTCTCTGTTAAAGGAACGTCCCGACAC